TTAGCTACGCCCTTGATAGAGCCCTTGTTCTCAGCAGCATAAAAAACCTGCTCGCCTTTCTTTTTGCCATACTGCTTGGCCATGGCGGCTTTGATCTTCTTGCCCTTAGATGTCAGCGGCATACATCACCTCAGCAGTTCCATTTTCGTAGATAAGCCGCAAGCTTATCGGCCATATCCGAGGAGTCTAGCACGTTTCCTGCCGCAAGGTTACACCTACCGCACAGTAGTGACCTGACTTCCCCTGTTTTGTGATTGTGATCCACGCACGGGCGATCCGCCTTACGACCCTCCATTGCGAACTGAGAGCCGCAGCAGTCGCACTTGCCGCCCTGCTTGAGGAGCATCTCCGCAAAGTCGGCTGTAGTGATGCCGTATTTTGCCGGAAGGTTTAGCGACCTGACATGAGCCGTCGAACAGTCTCGGCACATATAGTTCAGGCCGGACTTCTGGTTCCTGTTTTTGTTAAAAGCGGACGTTGGCTTCCATTCGCGGCAGCGGCTGCAGCGATAATCCCCATTAGAATTGGGTGTTTTAGGAACTCTGCCCCAATCACGTTTTAGCATCGCCACGCCCGAAGACTTTTGTTAATGCGACTGTTAGGGTCTCGCTTGGTCTTCTCGCTTGTAAGCTTCTTCTTCATGCCTGTCATCCGGGCACAAAAGGAAGCCCTACGACCCTTGTCTTCTTTGGTCTTAGGGCTCGGGGCTGGAGGCTTGAGGTTCATGCCCTGAGCCTTGGCTGACGCCCGCCCTTTTGCATTCAGGCCACCCTTAGGGTCTTTGCCTTCTGCCCTTTGCCACGCAGGGGATTTAGGTTTAGCCAACTTCTACCTCCATTGCAGCCACAGAGCGACAAAACCTAACCACGTCGGTGTGCGAGAACTCCGCTTTGCACACATTATACATGTACACGACAAGTTGCACATTGTCCTTGGAGTACACCCCCGCACTGTCGATGCGATCCAAGGACGGCACCCAAGGGTTTTTCGCTTGAGTGGTGTCTGACGTCTGGGAGGTCAGATCAAAGGGAAGCCCTGTGACCTCGCAGTGACCAAAAAGGATTTTTTCCTCGATCCAGACGGAGCCGAAGTCTGGCGGGGGCCATCCCATATCCCTCGCTCTTTTTTGAGCGTTGCCGTACAGACGTTGCGCCCGCAACTTTACGGGGTTCCCCGCGTTCCAGCGAACCTTTGCACAAAAGTTGCACTCACCTGCACGACCCCCGCCAAAAGAAGCATCGGGCGCACCCCTCCCGCAGGAGGAGCAGACACCGTCCCATTCAGGTAGCTTGTAAGAGCGAGCTGGCGTCTTTGCCATGGGATCATCCGTAGTAGATATTTATTGAGGCAAGCTCATCGGCATAAACATAAACGCTAATCCGAGCCAACAATCCGTTGCCGGGGATTGTGAACCCGTTAAAGAATATGTCGCTAGCCGATGTATGATAGGTAGCCATCCATCGAGCATTGTTTCCATCTACTACAGCCGAAACATAACGGCACACTGTAGAGGTAGCAATTGTACCGCTGTTGATGTCAGTGATGGTAAACGTATTTGCATCAGTGACCGTGATCGGGTAGTTCCCCGGAGTCGCAATAACGCCGCTGGCCTCTTCATAAGAAATGCCAACGAAATCACCAGTCTTTAACCCGTGAGCATTTTTGGTAACAGTAACTACCGCCAAAGAACGCCCATAAGTAGCTGCTGTTGGGGCCACATCAGTGTCCCATAGCTCCAAAATGCCAGCAGCTGCGCTACCTACAACATCGATAGCCTTTACGGCAGCTCGCCCTTTGTAGATAAACCCACTGCTGTGCAGATGGCCAGATCGAACGTATACGTCGTCCATGAGAGACTCCTATTAGGCGTCGTAGCCGAAGATTTCGATCAGCAGACGACCTGCGGTGTAGGCCGCGTTAGCGGTGCCCTGACCAACGAGGTAGAGATACTGGTTGGCAGCGATGTTGGTGCCGAAGACCGCCGACCCCAAAGCCAAAGTGCCGGAGTTGATGATCTGGGTTTCGGTCAGGGTCGAGATCGCGACATCCTCTACGCCCGTACCTTCGGTGGCCGAGTACAGGTCAATGTCGGTGTCGCCGCCAGCCGGAAGCTCATAGCAGGTCATACGAACGCCGAACACGGTGCCGTTGTCGGCGGTCGTGATCCGAGCAATGTAAGCCACGCCCGCACCGTTAGTACCAATGATGTCGCCAGCCGTGCCGCCAGACTGCAGGCCAGTCAGGTCAATCATGATCGAGGTGGTCACGATGCCATTGTTGCGGGCAACGGAGGTCTCGTAGACCGTACCCGTACCAGCGGTGATGCCAACACCTGCGGGGTTCGCGATGCCAAAACCGAACGAACCAGTGAGGGTTTCGGCTCCGCTGTCTGCGTTTACGGAAATGGTCTGAAAGCCGTTCTGTGAGCGGACGGGGCCGCTGAAAGTTGTATTAGCCATGGTAGTACCCCTTGCACAAGGATTCGCCGCGCAGTCTGTGCATCGTCAGGTCGGGCGTCCTGTCTGCGTGGCTGATGTTACCCTGCGCGCAGTGTACACGCCGTAGAGTAAAAAAGAAAGGCCCACCGAAGCGGGCCTTTCACTACATACCCGAAGGGTATGTAGGGGGTTATGCACCCGGCGAACCGTAGATGCCCAGCGGATCAGAGACGCCAAACGAATAACGCTCCCGAGCCTTGTAGCGAACGTTTCCGGTGTCAAAATCGCCATCCATCGCGGTCTGCATCGCAGTACGCACGAAGTGCTTCATGCCATTCGGAACGTCCGTGGTCAGGAACCATGCATCAGAATCAGTAAGATAGTGATTAACACGGTAGCCTTCCGGGATCGAACCGTTCGACTTGAGAGCGTTGATGTCATTATCGGCGGTGCCGACACGCAGCTCGGTCTGCAGCAGACGAGTTGCAACAAACATCAGAGACGGCGGCACGATCAACTTGCGCGGACGTGCAGCAATCAGCAGGCCACGCTCGTCAGTGTATGCTGCGATATCAATCACAGCCTGTTCGAGCGAGGTTTCGTTGAGGTCAGCCGCGACCGACGGACGGTTGGCGTTGTTGGTGCCAGCCACAGTCGGGTGCGTCGTGCTGAACAGGAACGCGCCGTCACCGGAGGTGAAGACGTCGAACCCGGTGTTCAGCAGCGATGCTGCCTTAACCTGCTTGGTATAAGCCATGGCGCGAGCCAGAGCCTTCGTATAACGCGCAGACAGCGAGTCATACAGGTTATCTTCCATCGCTTCTTCAGTGATGGAGAAGCCCATTGCCACGGTTTCGTGGTTGTAACGGGCAGTGAAAGATTCCTGTGCGTTGTCATACGAAAGAGATGCACCTTCGGCTTTCACCGGAGCTGCGCCAAAACCAGACAGCTTGACTTCTTCTTCGAAGCTACGCTCAGAGGTTTCGGTTTCGTAGATTTCTGCGTGCTCGTTTTCGTACTTACCGTACTCAAAACCGAACAGGGCGTTAAGACCCGGCAGGAGTTCTTTCAGAAGTTGGGCGCGTGAAATAGCCATGTCACAACTCCTTACAGGCCGACGTTGTTAGTCATCTGATGAGCGCCCGGATTGAACTTTACAAGTACATCCGGAAACGCATCACTTGCAGGTGACACATGAGCAACGATGCGGAATGCAGCCGCTGCGGTTTGGACGGTGGCATCCAGTGCCGAAGTCGAGTTACCTGTCGAGGTCGAGCCTGTCGAGGTAGACTGAGCTGCAGCAAAGAACGTGTTGGTGCCAATGACCGTCTGAGCACCTGACCCGTCAAGCTGTGCTTGGAACAGGACGTTGGGGTCATCGACGACATAAGCTTTAATCGTGCCACCGTTGGCAGTACCAGAGGGGTAGTATTGTGCCTGAACGAGTTGCCCCGAAGAGTTCACATACTCACAACCAACGAAGACGCCGATAGCGCCGACACCAGTCGTGCCGCTGATGCTGTTCGTGGTCAGGTCGGAACCCGTCCCGGTAGCAAGAGCAATGTATCCATCCGCGCCAATGATGACGACTTGACCGTAGAACAGGTTCGTCGCTTCACCAGCCGGATCGATGAGGTACTGGGACGTAGCCCCAGCGTAAGGCATACCGTCGGCGCGTTTCACCGGACGAAGGCCATAAGGAGCGGCAGTAGTAGCCATATCTCATCCTCCTAGATTTCAACAAAGGCAAGCGACTGTTTAGGTTCACTTACCAAACGAAGTTCGCGTAGCACGTTCTGGTTTCAAAACGGGCATGCGAGGGTCTGAGTTCTTGAGGTAGTTGTTGTCCACAGCACTCATTTGACTTTCGGCCATAGTGCGCTGGGCATCCATCCTTGCCTCAACTTTTTCGGTTGCGTTTTGACAAAGCAGCAAGCCACCGACCTCAATGTTGTCCTTAAATCGAGAGTCGATATCGGACACAATTTGAAGGCTTGGATGATCAACTGCACGGACAGGTGTCCAACCCTCACGAAATCTGGAAGAAACATTCGTATTGTCTGCTTTACCCAGAGTCGATGTGCGAATCCAGCGGTAGGTGATGCCATCGCGGGGTTCGGGGGTAGGCAGCATCGAAGGTCTTTCCCATGTCACCTTGCGTTTACCCTCTTCTCGGGTTTCAGCGTTGCGTGGGGTGCGATCCGTCATTTGTTCATTTCCTTCAACAATTGCGCCGCATATTGTTCATTTGACAGCCCAAGTCGCTTGGCGAGAGCGACCTGCGTCGAGGTCAGTTGCACTTTGCGTGGTTTCTTTCCGCTCCTTGCAGCGGGGGCGACCACGTTACCAGCTTGACGGAGGGGTGCCGTTTCCTCAATTTTCCCACTGTCAAACCTATCCGGGAACATGCGGCGAACCGCACGGTCAATTTGATTGTAATACTCATCGCTTCGCGGATCAACTCCACTTCTTACGAGCTTCTCGTGAAGCCCATAAGCGTATCCGGTCATTTCAGAGTCTCGCTCGAACCAAGTGTTCTTCTGGGCCCAAGACATTGCCTTCTCGTCGGGACGAGGCGGCTGTGGCTGCGGTCTTGTATATTCCGGTGCAGGGGTTTGAGCCTGACGCGGTTGCGGGCGATAGCTGTCATACCGCAACTTTTCGGTTTGAAGCGCGGTCAAACGCTCTTGCGCCTCAATTAGCGCATCTGAGTCGCCAGCCTCATAGGCTGCTTTGTAAGCTGCCTTTGCTTTATCTAGCTCGGCAGCAACACGGCCCTTAGCCTGATTAACAAGAACGCCTTCGCCCTCTTCAAGTGTTTTGCGAAGCTTGTCGTTTTCAGCCTTAACCTGCTGGGCGTAGCGCAGCGCCTCTTCCTGAAGACGAGCGGCCTCTTCTTTGCGGCGGCGCTCTTCGTGGTATTCAAACTTCAACTGCTTGATGCGCTTCTGCACACCTTCGCTGTAAGATTGAATTTCATCGTCTTCTGGAACCTGAGCCTCGGCATCATCCGCACGACGCGCCTTGCCGCGATCCGGTTCTGGCGTGTCGTCGATTACCTCGATCTCGAAGTCTTCATCTTCAGATTTGTTCGATTGAACTTTTGAGGAGGTCTCTTCCTCAAATTCAAAATCGTCTTTTTCCATTACGCGATTCATGCTCGGCTATACCCCCGTGGATCGTCAACAACCGCCTCGACGGTGTCGTCGTTGATGAGTCGAAACTCTGTCCCATGAATCTTAAATCTCGTGCCTGAGTACGAACGGAAGATCACGAAGTCGCCTTCTTTGCAGTAAGCGCCATTCGGAAACTTTTTTTCGTCTTTGTAGGCATCTGGCCCAAGCTTCATGACAAAGCCAATAATTGACGCTGTTTCTTCAGCAGTCTTCAAGCCGTCTGGAAGGAAGACACCGCCTTCGGTTTTTTCGCTGATTTCCGGAACGCCAATAAGGACTTTGTATCCCTGAGGCTGCGGTAGTTTGGACGCTACGCGCTCGTCTGTTGTATTCTCACCCGTGTACATTCTCGTTCCTGCAGTGATTTAAGGCTCACAGTCACCCTGCGCGGACTACCCGCGAAGCTCTCCCAGTTTGCAAGATACCCTAAAAGTTCTAACTTTCAACGTATCTTTTTTCTATGTCCGCTATTTCTCCTTCTATGATACACAGGGCTTCGTATCGGCCAACGGCACGATTGTATTTTTCGAAGCTATCCGCTCCACCACCCGCGAGAAATTGTTCTAGACTTTGCTTGGACTCTTGTATCGTGCGCCTTATCAGCGCGATCACAGTATCATCCATCTCCCTTAGCAAGCTCCTTTGCTATTTCGATTCCAAGTTTTGCGCCAGCCTGTTTGTCTTCACGCTGTCCTTTGTCAAGTTCCGCAGCGAGTCGAGCACCAATCTGCGCGCCAGCCCTTTGGTTTTCGGAAGTAATCCGCTGGGCCTGAAGCTGTGCGTTGGTTTGCTTGTTCAGCGCATCAAGCTGCAGCTTTGCTTCGTCCATTTTGATCTTATGCTGCAGTTCCTGCTGCTTGAGCTGAAGCTCTTGTTGCTGCATCTGCACAACAGGGTCTTGCATTTGCTGCTGTGCCTGCGCGGCCTGAGCTTCGGCCTGATCCTTTTGGAGGAGTTTTTCTGCTGCATCTTTGGCAAGGCGAGAGATTTCGATCTCGACATCCTCGGGCAGTGCCTGATCTTCGTTTGGCAATTCGACACCAAGCATCTTCTCGATGTTGCGACGATACTGGAAGGCAACGTGCTCGGTAACATGCGCTGCCATAGCCTGACCGATTGCCTGAGCAAACGGCGACTGACCAACTAGTTCGCGCATCTTCGGGTCTTGCATCGCCGCCATGTGGACAGCGATATGAGCTTCGTGATCTTGGTACTTGAATGCCTTCACTGGCTCTTGCTTCAGCATCATCATGTTTTCGGTCACTGGGTCTGCTGGCTTGATGTCTTCCGGCAGCTTGATGATGTCGCTTGCGTCCTGAATGCCAAGAACCTCCAGCATTTGACGGTGAAGCTTTCCCATGTCGTAGAGTTGGGGTGCCTGCTGTGCAAGTTGTAGGGCGGCTTGATACTGCATGATCCGCTGCGCCATGGTGGCAGCATTCGGGTCAGAGACTGGGATAACATCAATGCGCT